TTACATTTCTAATGCTTTTTCTCTGCTAATTGATCCTTCACCATTGCAGGTTCTGCAATCTAATTTTATATTCCTGCAGTCAGGACAAGTGAATTTTTCATAATTAGAAAGATTCACCTTTGCAGCAATATATCTTTTTACGGATCCCATTCCATTACAGATCGGACAATCTTCTCCCGCTAAACTGCCTTTTCCATTACATAAAGGGCAAGTTACAGTGGATATCACTTCATTTTCATTTTCATAAATAAAATTGTTGAAATTTTGGGCGTTTATTGTGCTTAGTTGAACTTTTTCAATTTTTTTTATGTGATGTTCAAAATACTTTTTAATTGCCTTCTTAAGATCCTCTTTAGACGATTTCCATTGTTCTGGTGAGATCCTAATCGATTGAAATCCTTCGTTACTAGTTATTACTGCATCACGCTTGTAAGTAGACTTAATTTTACTTTCCACATAATGAGCTATGTGGCCATCATACTCGATGCCAATAGCAGCAATCTCAACCAAATCTTGACCAATCCATCTATTTAGTCTAAGGACAAGGTCTATTGCCCAAGGCTGGGCTTTTGGGTTTATATTGCCAACCTTATACTGAGGCTCGATATAAACAATATGTCCGTTTGGGAATTGACCTTTCAGAGTTATTCGTCGTGGTGAATTTTGAAAACTATCGATTTCCAATGGACTAAACTGAGATATGAGGCCGGCAATTACCTCTATCTCAGCCTGAGATGTTTTTTCCACTCCTTGTAAACTAATAAGACCGATAGCTACTTGACGGTTAGTGGCTGGCTCAATCCTTTTAAATAGTTTCTTCTGATTATTACTAAAATTATTTTTGATAACTTCAAGTGTTTCATCTAGTTCCATCTCACCCACTCTATAAACTGATTATCCATATAAACTACATTATCATTTTTAACTGCTCAACATAGATTAACATAGCGCGATGCTAACAGTGTCAACTCCTGGCACAGGGCTGTTGTTGCAGCCCTGACAACCTTAGACTTCAATCGATTCAGAGATCTCTAACACATCATCTACTTCAATACCCAGATAACGGACTGTGCTTTCCAGTTTCTTATGGCCCAACAGAAGTTGGATCACCCGAAGATTCTTGGTTTTCTTGTAGATCAGGTAAGGTTTTGTTCTTCTCATGGAATGAGTGCTGTAAAGCGAATCTTCGAGACCAAGCTTTTCTACCCACCCATGAAAAATTCGGTTGTATTGCCGGGTAGATATGAGCTGATTAGTTCCGACCAGAAACCGAAACAAGAAGTCTTTACTATGCAAATTGCCAAGCATTATCAATGCAGCAACAGCTTCTCTTGTCCCTTTGGTTATCTCAAACTGCACAGGGCTACCGGTTTTCTGTTGCAGCACCGTAGCTCTGCTTGAAGCAGAGCTACCATATGCAACATCAGATACTTTGAGTTTGACCAGATCACAGCCTCGTAGCTTACTGTCCAGGACCATATCGAACTGAGCTAAATCGCGCGTTTTACCTTCCAGTTCAAGCCGGATTCGGATCCCCCAGATATGAGATATCTGAAGTGGTCTTTTTTGGCCGATGATACGGTCTTTGTTCCACGGTGACGTGTTCATACTCAAATCTCCTGCAATGTGGGAGATTTGAGTATGGTTGTCCCTTATGAGCAAATCGCAGACGTAACATCAAGTTCATAGCCACCCTGGAGCACCTTATTATCCTGTATAACGATAAGTTGGGAAGCCAGTGGCCTCACAGTGTCCCCAAGATGGTGGTGTCTCTGCACCAAAGATGCGCTAGTTCAAATGTTAGTAAATATAATTTATATGTAATCAGGTAGTGAATTCAAAGCCATCACTCTTTCTCTTTCTTTTTCTGTCATTTCTCTCATAACAATTTGAGATAGCGCTAATGTTATCTCCTTTGTTTTATTGAAGGCTTCTTTGGTATATGTTTTCCTTCCATACTCAAGTTCATTAAATGTCCCCATAATCCATTTGAGATAGAATAATGGGATGGCTAGATCACTTATATCCTGCCATCTCGTAATCGCTTTATATTCATTCCAAAAATAATCCTCAAAATGCTTATCACAATCACCTTTACACGCATAATAAACCGCTATCACCTCATTTGGTTTGTCATCGTGTATGATCTCTGCATTGCACACAATGCCATCATAATTTTCTTCATGATGGTTTTCTATTAAGTCCTTTCCACAACGATCACATTTTATAGGTAAGTACTTATCAAAAATCAAATGCTTGGGTTTTATTTTTTTATAGCTCTCAGGAAAGTATCTAAGGAGTAGTTTTGAGTAACCAATTCTGACTAAGTGATTTTCAATTAATTTACCATCAAAGAATCGAAAGTCCTTTATTTTTCCATTCTCTTTTAATTGCGTCATTCTTGAATTTAAACCACTACTTGGCAGTGTTGAGTAAAATCCAATAAATCCGTCGGCATTGAATCCATCAATACGTTCTTGTATATTAATCTCATCCTTTTCTGAAACTGATTTTTTACTTGTTGCATAATGTTTACAGCTAACAAGCCAACGAAATTTATATTTATTTAACTGACCTTGCAATTGCTCTGTGATTAAAAGATCTTTACCTCCATCTGCACCTCTATCTGGCGCGGATTCAATATAAAAGCCAAGTTCTTCAAGAAAATCACGGGCAAATGACTCCCAGGCTTCACCGTCACTATCAATTTCAGTAAAGTTAATCATTTGTTAACTCCCAAGCGTTGAGATATTTTTATATCTGTATTGTGGGCTTATTATAAGCGAGTGTAATTATAATATCATACTAACAGACACAACTTCCGCTTCTGGTACATAGCAGACCAGAGACACTGGCGTAAAGCCATGGAGGATCGGTGGGAGGAGGTAAAAATCCTCTCATGCAAAAAATACGCAAAATCGATAACAGTTGGAAATCATTCAATACTCGCACTATCGGAAGTTCACCAGCCAGTCGTAGCACGTTCTTGCATACGACGTGGCTACGGGTTTCGAGACCGGTCCAATCATCAAACGAAACATAAAATTAATTCACATTATGAGGAAAAGTATCTTTTTTATACTATGTAAATTCAAAGGCTTAGCCTCATTTCCCCGATGGTTTTCTCAACACTACTGGTTGTGAGCCCTTGCAATGTTCATTAATATACGTCTCACAAATAATTCATAGATATTGCAAAATGGATATTACTGAGTTTCCTTCTGGAGTAATTGAACACCTTGGCTGGTATGTATACCGATTGATTGATCCGAGGGACGGAAGCACCTTCTATGTAGGGAAAGGCAAAGGTAACCGCGTATTTGCCCATATGCGCGGTGAAGTGGCAGCGACTGATGATGACGAGTTACTGAGCAACAAGCTAAAGCAAATTAGAGAAATAAGGTTAGCAGGACTTGAGGTTATCCATGTCATCCATCGACACGGAATGACTGATGAAAAGACGGCGTACGAAGTTGAAGCAGCACTTATTGATGCCTACCCTGGGTTAACGAATATCATGAATGGTGCTGGCAGCAATGAATTCGGCGCCGCGCATGTCAAAGAGTTGATAGCAACATATCAACCCGAAACCATAACATTTCATCATAAAGCATTAATGATTTCCGTTAACAGAAGTGCAAAGGATTCAGAGCTTTATGATGCGGTTCGATTTAGCTGGCGCATTAATGTCTCTCGCGCCAGCCAAGCAGAAGTCATTCTTGCTACTGTAAGGGGGATCGTTCGAGGGGTTTTCATTGCTGATAAATGGCTCAAATCAACACGTGAAAATTTCCCTACGATGAAATACTGGGACGAGGATCCGGACTTTGAGGCAACACAAAGTTCTCGCTATGGTTTTGAAGGTCGAGAAGCCCCACCTGAAATAGCAAATCTTTATCTTGGAAAAAAAATACCAGATGAATTAAGAAAAAAAGGAGCTATGTCCCCGGTCCGTTACTCACCTAATTTTTGAGTCTTTAAGTGATAAGCATAAACCGCAGCACGATCTTCTTGCATACGACGTGCTACGGTTTCATTTATCTCCGACCGGAAACTTCTTATACAGTGTCGATATACCAACATCATAGATGATCGCCACCTTCTGGCGAGGAACGCCTGATGCAATTAATCGTCCGGCCTGCTCCCATTGTTCTGGTGTAAGTTTGGGACGACGTCCACCAATTCGTCCCTGTGCGCGAGCAGCTTCCAGTCCAGCTTTTGTTCGTTCAACAATCAGTTCACGCTCCATTTCAGCCAGGGCACCCATCACATGAAAGAAAAAGCGCCCCATTGGGGTACTGGTATCAATTGAATCCGTCAGACTACGAAAGTTGATGCCTCGTTCGCGCAACTCCTCCACCAGCACGACAAGATGCCGCATACTGCGCCCCAGTCGGTCCAGTTTCCAGACCACCAGCGTGTCACCTGCCGATAGTGTCCTGAGCAGCTTTTTCAGTCCTGGTCTGTCGGACTTTGTACCGCTTATCTTGTCTTCAAACATCAGCTCACATCCTGCACAGTTCAACGCATTACGTTGTAGATCGGTGTTCTGGTCATTTGTTGATACGCGTACATAGCCAATAAGCATAGTGGATCCCTCTGACAAAAGCAGGAATGATGCCATTTGCTCGTTATTTCTGCATTTTCATAAACGTTGGTTTGGGAGAAGGTTCGGCATTACCTGTTGGTGTCCCTGTTCCATGGCCTTCAGCCACTCCGCCGACAGGCTGGCTGAAATGCAACGGTGCAGCTTTTTCTGCTGAAGAATACCCGGAACTGGCAAAGGCTTATCCGACAAATAAATTGCCTGATTTACGTGGTGAGTTTATTCGTGGCTGGGATGACGGGCGTGGAGCTGACAGTGGTCGGGGATTATTAAGCTTTCAAAAAGCCACTCTGGTTGAAAGTTTTGGTCTGGTCAGGTCACCAACCACTGGCTCTTATCGTCTGGTTACCAGACCGACAGAAACTGTTTCTGATAATACGTCTAACTATATGACGACTGATTATGATTCCCGTGAAGGTTTATATTCCCCTGCAACAGCATACCCCTCTATCGAATTGCCACCAATTGGAGCAGGCGCAGGGGCTGGTTTTAGGGTTCGACCAAGGAATATTGCATTTAACTATATTGTGAGGGCTGCATAATGGATAACGCCATATTAAATAGCGAGATTATCGCCACCAAAGCAGGGAATATTACCGTCTATAACTATGATGGTGAAACTCGAGAATATATTTCCACTTCAAATGAATATCTTGCTGTTGGCGTCGGTATCCCTGCATATTCCTGTTTAGATGCCCCTGGCACACATAAGGCGGGTTATGCTATCTGCCGTTCGATGGATTTAAACTCATGGGAATATGTGCCAGACCATCGCGGTGAAATCGTCTATAACACCGAAACGGGAGACGCCAAAGAAATCACAACTCCGGGTGATTACCCCGAAAAAACAACCACTATCGCCCCGTTAACGCCATACGATAAATGGGATGGTGAGAAATGGGTGACGGATACCGAGGCACAGCATAGCGCCGCAGTAGACGCGGCAGAAGCACAACGTCAGTCACTGATTGATACTGCAATGGCTTCCATTAGTCTGATTCAACTGAAATTGCAGGCCGGACGGAAGTTGACGCAGGCAGAAACAACCCGACTTAACGCCGTGCTGGATTACATTGACGCTGTGACGGTAACAGATACCAGCACCGCGCCGGATGTCATCTGGCCTGAACTGCCGGAGGCGTAGGCCATTCAATATCTGGCGCACCGGAAGTATCGACCAGTTCCAGTGCGTCCAGGTAATCCAGCCACAAATTATATTGCGCCAGTTCGTCACCTTTCAGACGACCAATAGCTGCTTTGCCAGGCCATTGCTTACTGTTCATATATTCGTTGGCATTATCAATAAGATTTTGTTTTTGAGCTGTGGCAAGGAGTATTGCTTCTTCAGGAGTCATTGGTGGAATATCAACCCACTCAGGTTGTCCATCATCATTTGCACCGCGCGCTTTCCCTTCAGGTGGTGTTCCTGAATAAGTCAAAAATATTTCATCAGATACTGGCGTAATATCATCCGGTAAGCTGTCATATGAGCGATATAGCTCCAGCATATCTACCGGATAAAAAGCTAACGTCGTCCGTGAAAAATAATAATTACTCATATCAGCACCCTATTGCAAACCAGCGAAAATTATAATTGCCACCAGAAGCATCACAGCGTAGAAGAAATCCTGTCCTGGTCATATTCCCTGCTGCCCCGGCAACAATTTTTCCTCCACCATTATCGTAGGACGTCACCACCTGAAAACATTGTGACGGAAAAGCGATTGGGAAATTCATCTCATTTCCTGTCGAGCCTACATAACCCGTACCTGCATCTCCTGCCCCCCATTGGATAATCAATCCTCCCGGTAACTTCTGATATCCCTTGCTGGCAATGCTGCCAGAAAAAGAACTCATATCCGGTATCTGACCTGAACCTGTTCCTACATTTCGTTTTGCCGCTTCTCCCAAACCAAGGTTTTCGAGAGCCGTTTTCACGGTGCCATCCGATTTGATATCGCCAAACGGATTCTTGCGGCTTAACAGCAGCGCACGAAGCGCGGTAAGCAGCTGGTCGTGCCGCGCCTTCTCAAGACTGGCACCGGATGCCTCAACAACGCTACAAAGTTCTTCCTGCAACATGTCAAAGTAGTCATCATCCAGATCGGTGGCAGGCGTGCCAGTCTGGGGGTTACCACTGGTAAAACCGTTCTTACCCGCGCCGAACTTATCCTTCTGCGCGGTTTTCGTGTCTATACGATGCATGGATTACTCCGGATATTTAAAAATTACGTAGGTATGCGACGGGCAGAGTTTGTTAAGCACACATTCGACAACTGTATCGCCCCAGATACGCAGTGCGGAATCACAGGGATCGCCACATGTCATCCAGGTGGTGTTGGTGGTGGCTGGCATGTTGACCTGCCAGTAATACCGCCATTCAGGCGCGTTCACAGCGTCAGTACAGGCCGATGAGCAGGTGAACGTGCTTTTGTCGTATCGCGTGATGGTAGCGTCTGGTCTGCCCAGGGCAGCAAGCTGTGCAAGGTAAAAATCCTCGTTGATGCCGCCCGCCAGGTTAACCTTCGCATCCAGCCGTTGCTGACGCTGGCGAAGGGTCTGTGTCCCTGCGGGAATACATTCATCCGGCAGACCGCACAGACGCTCCCAGCGGTTTATCAGTTCAGTGGTGGTGCGCGGATCCAGCTCCCGCATCAGGGCATCCGCACGCTGATGAACGCGGGTTAATGACGGTGCCGCACCGGCAATCGACGGATCGCTGGCTGACCACGCCGGACCGGGGGGCAACAGTGCCGACAACAGACGGATGTAATCATCGTTTGTCACGTCCATGAAATCGTCCCCAGTACCGCCAGTTCATTTTTTGCAATGGAGATATTGTCTGCCGGTGCAAGCAACTGATGGCTATATTCCCCGTTCGCACCGGAAATCGCTTCACTGATACGCGACACCTTCAGTTCTCCCTGCGGATAACCATCACGCAGCAGGAACGAACGCAACTCGGCGGTGATGGCAGCCCGTATTTCTGGTGTATCCGGCGTCACACGGATATGAAAATCCACCGTATGCGCCACCGGCCTGAACACATACAAATCAGAGCCTGCCACCGGGGCCAGTGGCTCGATATGCAGCCTTGCCGCCGTTTCCGTTGATTCTTCCGGAATGGGATTAATCAGGTCACTGCTGGCAATCATCACACCGACAGTTCCCGTTCCCATCCAGTGACGGTATGTCCATGCGCGGGTAATGCCGGGCACTTCTTTAGCCCAGACGACATAGTCCCCGTCAGCCCCGCCCTGAGGCGTCCAGTAATACCGCTCAATGACGCGGGCGCGCCACGTTTCCAGATCTTCAGTATCGAATCCGCCAGTCAGGGTATCTGCAACACCGGAAGACGGCAGACCATTCACCGGCGTGACCAGGATTAATGCCGTACCGTCGTCAGCGTTACCGACCGCGCCTGCACTTGAGCAAGTGATCGGCACGCGCAGGACACCACCGGAGCTGGTTGCATCAGCAGTTGCCGTGTATTGAACCAGGTCAGCGCGCTGAATCACGCTCCCGGCGGTCACCTTCAGGCCATCGCTGACACCTTCCCAGCGCATATACCCACTGGCAGCCGTGGCCCCCTTGCGCGGACACCGTTTCATCGCAGCATGTCGCGCCAGCCAGGACTCATCGCACAGGTCAGGCAGCATGTTCATTGCCAGATAATCGATGTAACCGTAAACCGTATGCAGCGCCGCCGCATACACCTTTGCCCGCACGTCTTCATCCATGCGCCGGAGCGTGTCGCTGACGTCCAGCCTGGCGAATAAATCGTTACGGAGCATACTGATATTTTCTGCCAGCGTCGGGCGCTGAAATTCACTGTCCGCCATGCGTTATCGCACTCCACAGATCATCAAAAGAAATCATTACCGGTCCGTCACGACGCCAGAGGGTGATACTGTTACCCAGCTCATTAATCCCGGTGCGGCGGATATCCAGATCAATACGGGACACCACGCCGTCATCAATCATCCATTGCAGGCATTCGCGGATATACCCCCTTACCGTCTGCACCAGCTGATTGGTCAGTTTGCTGCGCTGAAGCAGCCACAGTCGGGAGCCGTAACGGTCATTCTGTACCGCAGGCCAGGTATCCCCCCACCATCCCATCGGGACGTCGGCGTTGTCATCAGGCTCCGCCCGCCGCCAGGTAAACAGGGAAATCACCACGGCGCGGGTCAGCGGATCCAGCGGTGCGCTGGCGCAGGTGCGTTTACCGTTCACCGTCAGCCACAGTTCCATCATGCCTCCATCGCTTTATCAGGTTTGTCGGTGTTACTGCCCTGACCGTTCTCTCTGTGACGATGCCCGTTATAGGCAAGCCGCATCGCTGACATGGTAGTGCCGCCGGAGTCGCACAGGTCTTTCACCTGTCCGGTCACTTCAAGGTCCATTTCAAAACGTGCTCTGGGCGCATTGCGAAACGTGATCGTTTTACCTGCACCGTCCACCACGATCCCCTCCCGGGTCAGCGTCACAGACTGCCCCTGATCGTCATAGACAGCCACCTCACCCGTCTGCAGCCCTTTCAGGCGGTAGCGCCGGTCCGACACCGTAACAACCACCGCATGAGAACGGTCGCCATCCGGAAACAACACCACCGCTTCCGCACCGCTGTTTGCCCTTGCGGTAAAACCGTAGGGTTCAAGATGTTCAACCCCGGCTTTGGGTTCACCGGCAATCAGGGACACATCCACGGTCTGACATTTCGTGGCGGCACTGATGCTTTTCACCACTGCCCGCCCAATCAGGCCGAGAAGTTGTCGCTGCATGGCTTCAATCGTCCTCATCAGAACGGGTCCTCCTGTACTCTGGCTTTTTTCTTTTTCCGCGCGCCGGGATCTTCGGGTTCAGGCAGATAAGCATCAGGCGGGCCGACACGGATTTCCGTCAGGGTGCCGTTCTGGTCCTGAGTAAACGTGACTTCCGAGACAAGCAGTTCGGTATTGTCGAAACCACAGACCGGATCGAAGACAATCACCCGCTGGTTGGGCTGCCACAGCGTACCGTTACCCTGTCGCCAGCCCTGCACCACATAGGTGGTTTCATCCGTCCGCGCCGCCCGTTGCCGGGCTTCAAAGTCAGCACGCGCAATACAGCCTGCCCCCGTAGCCTGCCCTGTCTGCCTGATATACATCGGACGGTAACGGGCAATAAATGCGTCCTCTGTGCGGGCCCGCAGCGCGGTGGTGGTGGCCTCACCGAAATCATCGTCGTTTCCGGCACGCTGCCCCGCCACCTGGTAAACAGAAAACCGCTCCCGGATACTCTTCTCCGTATCACAGGAAAGGATGTTTTCCCCAAGTACCAGCGCGGTATGTGCCCGCGTTGAGCCAATACCGCCAATCACCAGCCTGCCGTGCGGGTCGTCGTAAGCCAGCGCCTGCTGCTGACCGAGTATTTTGTTGATTACCTCAATCACCGTTTCACCGTGATCAGGCTGAACATCAGGAATAACACCCGATGGCGCACCGCTGTTCACCACCTCAATGCCGAAAGGCGCAGCAAGCGCCTGCGCAATCTGCACCAGCGAGCGTCCGTTAAACTGTGTCGGTTCGGCTGCACAGTCAATCAGGTCAGCCGTCAGACTACGTCCGGCAATACCGGTGCTGACCGAACGGGCATCGTAACGAACGGGAGTCGCCTCCACCCAGCCGGTAATCACCAGCTCATCACCAATCAGCACTTCCACTTTTGAACCGTTTTTAATGAGCGGCTGAAGCGTGGTGATACCCTCATCTCCCGGCCACTGGCGAGTGATCTCCACACTGAAATCCCGCGCCAGCCGTTCAATACCGGCACCGATGCGCACCGATGTCCAGCCATTCCACTCCCGGCCATTTACCCGTAGCGTGACATTGTCGTTCATTGCACTGGCACCTTCAGAGGGATCACCGGCACAAAGCCGGGATGCGTAATGGCATTACGCCGGATAATGTCCGCGTCACGCGCCGCGTTATCAAACCAGGTCGCCGCCAGCACCAGCGCGGGTAAAACCTCATCCGGTGTGCGCTGAATGATCCGTGCAGACTGTTCAAGGCGCGTGTTGATATCCGCATTCAGATCTGCTTTCACCCGGCGCAGCGCCAGAAACAGCGCATCACTGGTTGTACGGGACAACTCCTTATCAATTGCCGTATTCAGTGTGTCGCGAATGTCAGTCAGTTCTTCCCACGTCGGCAGGTCAACCGTGTTTTTCACCGCCGGTGCATTGTTCAGTGCCGGATGCGTGACGGAAGGCCAGCCAGTGCTCTGCGCGGGTGTTGTTGCCTGCCCCATTGCGGAATTCTGCATCACCGCGGAAGTTATTGGCGCAGGCAATCGGGTGACGGCATACGCCGCTTCGCTGATTGCGGTCGTACGAAGGGTGCTGGCAACCACGTTACGCTGCTGCGTCGCCGTGGCGGTGGTTTTACTGTCCGTTTTCCAGACGCCGCGCGGTTGCAGATCGCTGCCGAGGCTGACACCGGAAAGCGTTTTGATCATGGTGACCAGGTCGCTGGCGTTACCATAAAGGCGTTTCCCGGTACGCCACATTTTCTGCACCTGCTCAACGAAATTTTTGCCTGACGATGGCGGCGGCAGAAGTACCGAGATATCCCCCTGCAACAGCCTGGCGGCATCCGATACGGCAGAATCCACCACTTTCATCGCATCAGAAACATACCCCAGCATTATGCTGGCATTACCGATAACGTCGTTCTGCACGAAATCCGCCACACCATCGATACTGAAACCGCTGAAGCTGTCACTGATGCAGTCATCCAGTGCAGAACAGGATGACATCAGCGTCTGCGCCGTCGCCGCACCTGATGTGGGGTAAGAGAGTTCTCCTGCTTCGGCAAACTTCAGGTCAAAGCGGACAATACGCCCTTCACTTTTCGATGTGCTGACCCGAACTTCCCCGTCAACACAGACTTTCAGCTCACCATATGTCGGGTGGACAAGCGTGCCGGGACCGGGTTTATTCAGCGCTTCAATCAGGCGATCGCGCTGGTCAAAGCAGTCATCTCCCACCACATAAGCTGTGATGGACGGGCGGAAAGTGACTTTTCCCAGATCTTCGGTATAGGGCTTGTCGCGGTTCGGGTATTCATGTGTTTCCACACGGCGACCGGTTCCCGCACTTTCTTCTTCAACCTTAAACGGCACACCGCGAAATGACGCGTCCTGAAGTCTGTCACGCCAGCCTGAAGACGACGAAAGTAATGAAGGTCGGGTGGGAAATGAGGATAAATCCATAGACTGACCTCAAAAAGGACTGCGTTATCGTGGAAAACGAAAAGGGGAATACCCCACATCGTGCGTGATTTTCATCAGGGGATCGGCTTTGCCCGGTACATCAATTATCTTCATACCTGGCGGAGCATTCTCGAACGTGACTTTCAGCTCGCTGTGCTGTGTCATGGAAGAAGATGGATTCAACAGCGGAACATTGGGTTTGTACTGGCTCAGGCTGGCCTGATACTGCTCGTACTCTTTACGATCAAAAAAAGGCGTCCAGTCTGAAGCCAGAAACAGCCCTTTATTATCCAGCCAGTTAACCGTATCTTCAGGAACAACACTTTCCAGAGTATCTTTAACCGGCTCATACATCAGGGTTCCCAAAAAACCATATACCCCGGCCTTCCCGATAAAGCCGCGGCCTTTCCCCATCAATCCCGTTTCTGCCGATACCTTCCCCAGCGTACGCATCTCTCTGGTCACTGCGGTAATGGATTTGGTAACGTCAGCAACCCATTTGGTTGCCATAAACAGGGCAATCGCTTTCAGAACAGTTTCCCATCCCCCCATCACCTGCGCCGTTTCATCCACCACGTGCCAGACTTTTTTTATGACAGGGCCTACGGTTTCCCAATTATCAATAATGAGGTAAGCGCCACCAACCAGAAGAGCAATCAGCCCCTTAGCAGGCGTCATATTCATCACACCGCCGAGAATTTTCATGATTCTGGACAAAGAGCCTGCAGCGGCCCCCACTGTCAGTAAAGCCAGACCGATTTTAGCAATGGTCTTAACGAGCTCCGGGTTTTCACGGACAAACGTTCTCACTTCCTCAAGGAGCGGTTTTACCGCTTCAAGACCATCATTAACCTCAGGAAGAAACGTTTCCCCCAGCGTGGAAGAAATGGCATCAAGTTGATTTTGCAGAAGTAAAAGCTGGTTTTCCGTCGTCGCTGCCCTCGAAGCATATTCCTTCTGCATCGAACTGCCATACTGCTGGGAATCCGCAACCCGCCTGAAGTTGGTACGCAACAAATCAAGGTTAGTCAGCAGAGGTGCTATCGCGCCCAGAGACTCTTTCCCGAACAGGGCATTCAGCACAGCTGCCTGTTTTTCTTTAGGCACTTTAGCCATCGCATCCAGTACAGACAGCATGGTGCCCCGGGCATCTTTCTGCATATCAGCAGCTAATTTCTTCGGATTGATCCGCAGAAAACGCAATGCCTGTTTCTGCGATTTTGTCGCAGAATTTCCCGCGGTCAGGGAAAGCATGAAGTTCTTGATCCCTGTGGCGGCAATTTCTGACTCCACGCCCATCCCGGCAATGGTTGCCCCCATTGCCGCGATTTCGCCGGAAGCCACACCTGCAACACCACCTAAAGGACCAATACGCGTAACAATATCGGAGATTTTCTTCGCGTTCGCCGGGCCGGTATTACCAAGGTAGTTGATTTTGTCAGCCAGCCCGGCCACTTCATCCTGCGTCATATTAAACGCAGTACGCCACTGGGCCATCATCTGCCCGGACTCTTCAGCCGTGGTATCAAAGGCCACGCCCATCTTCACCGCATCAGTGGCAAACTGCATCAGTTCATCACGTGCAATCCCGGCCTGACCGCCAGCCGCCACAATTTCCGCGATCCCGTCTGCAGACATGGGAAGCTCAGTAGACAAAGCGCGTACCTGCTCCGTCATGGCCTTAAACGCATCCGGCGTATCCAGACCGTCCACCACTTTGCGGACATCAGCCATCTTCGATTCAAGGGTGATGGCTGATTTTACAGGGAGTGCCAGTGCCCCCATTATTGCAGTACCCGCCCCGGCAGCGCCCAGAGCAAGGCTGGAGACTTCTTTCTGAAATCCCTTAAGCTGACGCTGCATACCTTTAAGCGGGCCTGACAGCCTGTCAACAGCGGTGATGATGGCTTTCAGCTGAAAATTATCAGCCATGCTTCATCTCCTCATTTATACGGACAGCCTCTGCCTCCAGATCAGCAAAGTGGGAAATAGCCGTCCGGCGAAGTTCAAGGGGGTTTAATTTCCAGAACCACGCGACATTGTAGAATCGCTTCCGGAGCTCTCTTCCGTCTCCAAGCCGGTAAAAAAACGCATTACAATCATGCCTGCCTTGAAAATATCCAGCTTCGTCATCTGCGCTGCAGACGAGCGCGGGATCCCGGCCAGAAGCGGGATATATTTCAGCGCCACCTGACTGTCCATTTTCATACCACCATCAGGCGAAACAGAGAAAGGGAACCCCAGCGCCTCAATCTCGTCATACGTAGGCTCACGTATTTCCAGCACATGCAGTGTTTCTTTGTGGGCGATGATCGGTTTTTTAAGTACAAGCTCAATCACTGGTAATCCCCTTCTTCACCGTGGAACTCAAGATCAACCGTGCCTTCTTCGGCATTATGGTTCGCTTCGCCGTGCAGCCAGGCAGACGACAATACATAGACCTGACCGTTCGCCAGCTCGGCAGTGATGGTCATCTCATCAGACGAGGTGATTTTGCTCACCGGAAAATTCTTCGGCACCTTGAAGGTCCCTTTGACATAAGGCGCACGGTGAGTTTCCTTGCGGTCCACTGAACCGTCCAGGCCGATGATGTCATCATTGACCGTCCTGTTCATGGGCACCTCAATGCCGCCGGTCAGCGATAGCTGCTGACCGTCAATTTTGAAATAACAGGTTCCCCCGATACGGGCCATTATGCAGACTCCTCTGAATACTGAAGACGGAACTGGTTAACCACGGCAAAGACACGCAACTGGTTAACATAGTCAGGCGGGAACAGCGTGTTCAGGCGGTTCGGATCGCTGGCATCACGCTCCACAACCAGGTACTGCTTAAACAGTTCGTAGTTTTCCACGATCCCCGCTCGCTCAAGCTGACGGTAGGTTGCCAGCAGTTCCCCTTTGATCACCGCCGGGGTGACAATCGCCTGACCGGGACCAAAGCGGGTACCGTCACTGGCAAGCTTGTGACGCCCGTACTTACTGGTAATGACGGATTTCAGTTTGCGCAGTACATACGCGCTGGTATGCAGCGTCTCGCTGTCGAGGTAGCTGTTATCCGCAACCCCGTAAGCGTTTTTCCTGTACGTGGTGACATCACGCTGAATGCGCAGTACCCCGCTTTCGACATACGCCGTTGCCACTCCATGAGACAGCAGGGTCTGTTGTTCGGTCATCGTGAACCGTTTCCCCTTCGGCGCAGGCAGCATACCCACCAGCTCACCGGTCTGCGTGGGACGTGCCGGATCGTTGCGAATAAACACCGCTGCGCGGGCGGTACGGCTTGCCGCCAGCTCGTCGGCAGGCGTCTGGGTCTCTTTTTCGTATCCCGCCAGGGTAATGTGCTGCTGGTTAAACTGGTCACCTGCGGTCACCAGTTCTGACAGCGTGCCGATCTTTGCCGTATACACATGACCATACAGCTGACGCCCATAGCTCCAGCGACCGCTGGTATCGTTCATCTCGGTCACCAGCGTGTTAACGGAGGCCGTGTCGTTGAACGGCAGGCCGATATAATCAAATGGCTCATCCGCCATTGCAGCCACCGCGCCGGTGAGAACAGGAGCGCCCGTTCCGGCGGTACCCGTCGCCACGGCAATCTGTACGCCCGCTGGCAGCACTTCGCCCCCACCAAAGCCGTAGTAATTGAGGCTGACAGGAATTTCATTCCCGCAAAGCCCCTTATGACGCGCGGTCAGTGTGACCACGCCTGCCAAAGATGAGGCAGTAAACGGCAGGGTCGGAACGGCATTGATGGCATCCTGGATACTGCTGGCAATCGTCACGACGTTATCGCCGTTGGTCACCGGAGCCTGCACGCGGGTACGTCCCACATAAACATTCACCGTGCCGGTTTCGGTTGCCGCGCCGGTCACCGTCAGCGTAACTGTTGCCGCCGCGCCCGTGGATTCAGGAACGGCAATCACATACAGTTCACCAAACGGGTCGGTCTGGCGATAAGCCTCGACCATACGCGCCAGCTGACTTCCCGCACCACAAATCTGGCGTGCATAGTCTGCCGATGGCATCAGCACCAGACTGTTGGCAACAATCTCTGCACCGTTATTGGCATGACCAATCAGCAGCGATGCTCCGCTGTCCTGTGCAGTATTCGCCGCCTGGTTATCCATTTCCGCATAAAACAGCGGAACCAGCGTATTCGACGGAATGGTGTTAAAGCTTATCGTCATCGGTGTTCACCTTTTTATTCACGCGCCGGATATCACCCGCTGCTTCACGGCGCAGCCAGTAGTTGTTCTCGTCAACATTTCGCCCTTCGGCGGGCAAAAGGTCGCCGCGGGCAGGGTCAGGAACTGACCGCCCTTTAACAGGTTTGACAAACATGAGGATCCTCAGGAAGGAAGGGTTATTTCGGTGTGATGTTCGATATCGCCGTCAGGCCCGTTACCGGGCTCGAGATAATCAACATCAATCGCCAGCGTTTGCAGTTCATCCAGACTGTTCAGATCATCCTGCTGGCGGGTATCGTCTTCAGTCAGCTCGCTGATGACCGAAAAATCGAACTGATAAATCAGCTCATGACGATTCAGATCCAGCAGCGTGCCGCCGTCATAGGTAATCGGGTTACCGCACGCTTCCGGGTTCCAGCCCAGCAGGGCCTTAAAGAGCATCTGCCGGACATCGTCCACCACATCATACGAGGCAAACTGACCGCGCTCATCACGCCCGTTACTCAGTATGACAACCACGGAGAAGCCCTCTTTCAGCTCCTGCCAGTAGTCGGTCTGGCTTTTGTTTTCTCCCGGAGAGTCATCACCCGGTACCACATACGCCGCCGGGAGTCTCAGCTTTCCGACCTCCGGCAGATTTTTGAACTGTGCCGCGCCTGCCACCCGGTTTTCAAAATACGGGCAGCGGGCACGCAGCGCAGCAATAACAGGCGTCAGTTTCATCTGTGTCGTCGCTCCGGCTTCAGTGATTTACGCAATTCCCGCGCCAGAAAATAGCGTGTCCAGCTGCGGTTCTTTTCAAGAGTTTCCACCATAAAGTTATTACGTGGAGCCAGTCGCCAGCCGCTGCCACCGGATGCACCACGATGATGGCTGCGACGACGCTTTGCCCCTCGCCTCACGCCATAGAACAGAAAAGCCGGATAAAAATCACCGGTGATACGGCGGTTTCCCTCTCCATTACGCTGGTTAGGGGCTATACGTGCCATAAAACCAGGGCGATGTTTACTGGCTCTGGGTACCATGTAACCAATCGAACGAGCCAGGCGTCCGGTCTGATAACCGGGGTTTTCACCCGGTGCCGACCGCGCACGGCGCATCACCAGCCGACGGGCATCACGCATATGACGCTGACCAATCGTGACAAACGCCCGCCTGACACGGGCGCGGTTAAAGCGCATCTCCGCGGGCTGCTGAAAATCAACGTGCAAAAAGGAAGTCGTCATTGTTGCCTCCGTGACTCTGCCTACATTCGCCCAGCTCCGTACACTCCAGCAGCAGAAAGCGCCGCGCCCCGTTCAGATCGCGCTGACGTTTCACCCGGTACACACTGTCACCGCAGACCACCTCATAATCAGCGGTGATCCCCCGGCGGTAACGAATGGTGATGTAATGGGTGATGGCGTCCCCGGTCTGCGCGGTTTCCTGCCAGGTGGTGGCACTGGTCTGGATAACCTTCGCCCATGTCCGGAACGTAACCGGGTATTGAGGCTCCACGCCAAAGTTATCCGCGGGCATATCCACCCGCTGGCGAATCAGGACGCGTTTATTCAGTTCGCCGGGGTCCGGCAGAATGTAGGTTGCGCTGGTCTGCGCCTGACGAATTTTCATTGCGGAAAGTACCTGTACGGGCCGACAAGCCAGCCAAAACTCTGCGGCATGTCGAGTTTCTCCACTTCCGTAACCGACGAGCGGTTTTCGTAAAAATGGCTGATAAGCATCAGCATCCCCAGACGAATATCATCCGGCAGGTGCAGCCCGTCCGGATCGCTGTCCGGAATGGTTTCATCCGGAGCATAGAGCTTCCGGTTCAGATACGTTTCCGTCCGCTTTTGCGCCGCACAGGCCAGCAGTTGCAGATGGCGGTCATCAGCATCGAAATCCTCATCCAGCCGGAGTTGGGCTTTAATCTCTTCCATTGTCAGAAGCATACTCAGCCCTCTTTACTGGTCGTGGCTTTTTTCTCTTTTGTCGCTTTACTGCTTTTTGCACTGGTTCCGCGCTCTGCTAACCCGGCCTGAAGTGCAATCTCCTGCACCCGGGCAGGAAGCGTCCCGTCGTCATACTCACCGGCCCGAATGACCTCAACACGCATACCGTCCGGTGACCATTTCAGATCTTGTTTCAGGATCATGATTCTTCACCCGTCAGAACAGGGGGCGCGGTTCCACGCCCCTGAGTGATTACGCCGCTGCAATCTTCAGCAGTTTGATGGCCTGCGAATCGACCAGCATCCCGCCGGTGCGCTTGGTGGTATAAAAACCGACAAACGGTTTATTGGTGTACGGGTCACGCAGAATGCGGGTGCCGATACGGTCAACGATGGTGTAACCCCGTTTGAAGTTACCAAATGCAATGGCTTTCGCATCAGCGGCGATATCCGGCATCTGTTCGTTTTCAGCGATACCGTAACCCGCCAGAGAGGACGGCTGCCCCAGTTCCAGCCCCGGACGCCACAGATAGTTACCCTCGGTGTCTTTCAGCAGACGGATGGCAAACAGGCTGTTGTTGTTCATCATGAACTTCGCGCCAGTGCGGTGTGCCTTACGCAGCGTGTAAATCAGTTTGATAATGGCGTCTGCGGTCACCGCGGTCGCTTCGCCGGATACAATATGCTGAAGTTTGCCGAACGCCCGGACCTTGTCGGTTTCATCAGTGGATTCATACGCCAGGAACCCTTTCGGCTTCTTGGTGCCATCGCCTGAGGTAAAGGCAATTTCTTCCTGATCGGAAAATTCGGTTGCCAGCTCGCTGTTGATCCAGGCCTCCACGTTGAAGAAGGCATCGTCCAGCATTTTCTGGGTAGCCTGCGGGTTGCCGTAAATTTCCCCCATGAGAGGTTCAATCAGCTCCAGTCTGGAGGTGGCAGTCTGGGATCGCGTATCCGTTTCCCCCACCCATCCGGAAGCCGTACCGCCCAGATTCACCAGTTTTTTGTAGTCGGAACCGCCAACGGTGATCACCGTGGCTTCCTGACGCATCACCACTTCATCTTTCAGCAGGTTAAGAATGTTGCGATCCAGTTCTTCCGGCACGGCGTAGCCACCGTCTTCATCGGTACCCACCTGCAATGCCTTACGCTCCAGATCGCGCAGACCGTCTTCACGGCCTTTACGCAGGAAGCCCACAAACGCCTCTTTATGCTCGGTGGCCAGTTTATTTTGCGCTCCACCAGCCGGACGTTTCAGCTCAAGCAGCTCTTTTTCAAGGTCGCTTTTGAGATTTTCCAGCTCGCTGAGTTTCCCGTTCAGGGTTTCCACCTGCCCGGCAAGTTTGCCTTTTTCCTGCTCAATCGCATCCACGCGCTTGTCGTTCTTTGCCTTGAAGTCGTCAAACTTCTGCTGCAGCTCCTGCGCGACCTGTTCCACATCTTTAATATCAATCGCCATCGTATTTCTCCTGATTAGAAGTTCAGATTTTTCAGTGCATTCAGTGCAGAGCCCACATCCTCAGCGTCGCGCAGGGACAGTGCGCCATAGCCCCCGGCCATGAATGCTTTGGCCTGGGTACGGGAGAGTCCGACATCACGCAGGACTCTTTCGATTTTTTTCTGTTCGGGGATTTCCCCGCGGGCCAGCGCGTTCTTGACGTCGCTGATCCGCGCCTCGTCGTTAGACGGAAACGTCACCAGACTGACTTCCCAGAGGTCGATTTCTTTCAACAGAAAGGCTTCTTTGCTCCGGTCGTATTCCCAGTCTTTCAGGACGTACCCAATAGAAAGGCCGGTTAACGAACCGGCCTTCATGTGTGCATGTGCGCGTTTTGCGAGGGGATCATCATCAATAAGCAACCGTCCCCTGACGTAAAGTCCGACATCGTCTTCCTTCATTTCAGTGTAAACACCGATGGGTTCATCCATGCGGTGCTGCCAGAGCAGCGCAGGTAACGCTTTTCTGTCACTCCACGCCCGCAGGGAAGCAGCAAATGCCCCGGACATCACCACATCATCGTGGCTGTCCTTTACACCAAAGACGGAGCCATACCCTTCAAACTCACCGGAGTCACTGACAGATTTCAGACTCAGCGGTACATCAAGACGTTGTTTCGTCTGCATTGGCGTTATCCTTCTGCTTACCGGCTTTACTGCCATCGGAGGGTTTCGTGGTCATGTTCATCGGTGTGAGATAGACATCCCCACCGGGACGCGGATTCATATCTTCCAGGTCGCGGCAGTCATTGGGAGAGTAAATTCCCCAGTTAATCCCGGTGGCGTAGGCTTCAAAACGGGACTTCATATCCCCGCGCAGTAACGCCCCGGCGTTAAATTTGGCGTAATAAACGCCCTGCTTACTTTTTCGTACCAGTCCGGTGTTGATCCGCTGCTCAATGCGGGTCAGATACGGCACCAGTGAATAGTTGATAAATCCCAGCCCCAGTTCTTCGATATTGTTGAAGGTGGCACGATCGGTGTTCTGCACCATGTGCAATGGCACACGGAACAGACGACAGATTTCTTCAAGCTGAAACTTGCGGGTTTCCAGGAACTGGCTGTCCTCGGCGTTCAGCGCCATCGACTTCCAGTCCAGCCCCATCTCAAGGATCATCGGGCGGTGAGCATTGCCAAGCCCGGTGTGACGCTCCTCAAAATCTTTCTTCAGGCGCTCATAAGCCTGATCTGACAGCGTCTGCTCTGTACGCAACACACCCGACGTCACCGCGCCATTGCTGAACAGTCTGGCCCCGTGCTCTTCGGTCGCAGCTGCCAGCGATATTGCCTCGCGGGCATAGGCGATGGGATTCAGCCCCACCAGTCCGTCCAGCGTCAGCGTACGCACATGCCAGATATCCTCCTGGCTCAGTACATCCGTGGAGCCATCCGGGAATGTGACCTGATAGATCGGCTCCCAGCTACTGTTAAGCTTCGGTACCACACAGCCGGGATCGACGGGCAGCAGTTCAGCCACTTCGCCAAATGCTTTCACTTTGTAGGCGTAAAAGTTTCCCCGCAGGCACAGACAGGTGACCACCAGCTCCCAGAACTCCTGCGGCGTCATATAGCCATTGGGATGCGTGGAGATCAGCTTATGCAGACGTTCGCCAGTGGCTCTCTGCTTCAGGCTGCCGTTCAGGTGATACAGGTTGCAGGGCAACATCCCGACCGACTCCGCCAGCACCCTGACGCAGGAAAAAACCGCCGTCAGTCGCATGGCCCTCTGGCTGCTGATCTGCTTTCCGGTATAGGTGTCGTATGACAGCCCGATAGCATCCGCCAGCTCTGCTGGCGTGGTCACCGGTGCGTCACTTTTTCGTTGAAATAATCCCGAAAAGAACACTATTTACCTCCACCAACAGACATCTGTGTACGGTCGAGATATCGCGCCACCAGCCACGACCAGAACAGGCACAACGCCCCGGCAACAACAAACCCCGCAGGGGGATAAATCAGCCAGGCACCATACGCCAGCAAAAGCACCCCCAGCACGCCCACCAGAGGCGCGAGAATCAGCATGATCATAATTACCTCAGTTAAAGCGAGCGGATCCCGTAGGACTCAATGTGATCAGACAGCGTGTCTTCTTTCTCGTACAGCATGGCTCTTCCAACCGCCATAATCAGCGCAACTGCACCGTCAATTTTGTTTTCCGCCTGCTCTTTGACGGGTTTCACCACATCATCGTTACCCGGCATGTTTTTGCCGACCACGTTGCCGATACACCAGGTCATGATGGGATTGCCGTCATGATGAAAACGTCCCGATTCAATCGCTGCTTCCAGCTCTTTCATCGGATCGGACATATTGGTGAAGTTCTGGAAGATAGTGACGGGATTCAGGTCTTCATCAGCAAGGTCATGTGACAGCCCGGTCGCCCCGAAGGGGTCGATGGGTGACTCGCTGACCGGGCTGATTTTGTTCGCCGCTTTGGCCTCTTCGAGGATGTAGCGATAATCCACCTCTGCACCATCGGTAACGGTCAGGACGCCCATTTCCACCCATTTCTGAAAGCGTTCGGCTGTCCGGCGATCTTCATTTTTCTCGACGCTGTACACCGTGTCATACGGTACCCAGAAACGCGGGGCCACACTGTAGTAATGCGTTTTACCGTCAATCTCGCGGGTATAAAGTCGCGCCATGCTGTTCATATCCAGTTTACGCGCCAGGTCAAAGGCCAGAATGCACGGCTGCCCCTCGAATTGCTCAAGAGTCAGTGATTTATCCTCGCAGCTCTGCCAGCTCACCAGGTTGAAATACGCCGAACGCGCCGACACCCAGATATTGAGGTGTTTTGTTTTAAAGACGTTTGCCAGACGGGCGTTATTTTTCGCACGCTGTTGCTGACTTAACAAAAACTCACGGTAAACCGACACCCCGATATTCGGGTTGGCTTTTTCCAGCACCTGTGGGTTGGTCCAGTCGTCACCTTCGTCAACGGTATAGATGATCCCGAACAGTTCATCGTTGGGTACCGAACCGTTGAGCATCTCGATAACTTCCCGCCGTTTGTCGTAGCACGGCCCCTCAATGTTGTACCCGGCAGTAGTAATGGCCCACATCAGTGGCTGACGTCGCGCCCCCATCCCGGTAAGCATTGTGGTATAAAGCGCATCGGTGGCATGCTCGTGATATTCATCAACCACGGCACAGTGGGGTGATGAACCATCACCTGGGTTGCCGATCAGCGGTTCAAACCGCGCGCCATCCTCCGGACGGTTCATGTTTGAGGCGTTAACCTCAATCCCGAACGCTTCCGTCAGCATGGGTGTGCGTTTACACATCAGTCGCGCCGGGCGAAAGACTTCCCACGCCTGTTTCTCTGTCGTGGCACCGGAATACACTTCCGCGCCAAACTCGTTATCACAGGCAAAACAATACAGGGCAACACCGGCAGAGATTGCTGATTTGCCGTTCTTACGGGGGATTTCGGTGTACACCTCCCGGAAGCGGCGCAACCGGGTGCCTTTATTGACCCAGCCAAACGCACAGCAGATCACAAATAGCTGCCACGGCTCCAGCGTGATGGGCATCCGTTTGAATGCCCACTCCCCCTTGGTGTGCGGCAACAGCTGAATAAATTTCGCGGCCCGTTCAGCCAGGTCCTTGTCGAAGCGGTAACGAAACGACTTACTTTTTTCCGCCATCAGGTCATCAAGATGGCGCTGGCAGGCCTGAATCACAAACTGGCAGGCAACAATCTTTCCGCGCACGACATCCCGGGCATACTGATTTGCAGCATTTACGTTGGGGTAAGATTTCCGGCTCATGATTCGATAATTTTCAGAAACGGGTTAGTGGCTTTCTTCTGCCCCGCCAGGCCAATCAGACGCTGGCGGCTGCTGGGGTCGAGTCCGAGCATTGCCCCCGTGCTGCTCATCTCGGACTCCTGTTCTTTTTTGGCGGTCAGCTCCGGATTTTTGACCCTGCCGCCCATTGCACCGGTGATGGTGTTGCCCTGTATGGCAATATTTTTCACGGCACGTCGCCAGAACTCATAGGCCACGCACCACCGCTCAAGTACCGCCAGGTCAGTCACGCACAGCAGGCCCTGACCGCAGAGTTCTTTGGTTGTCAGTTGCCACATGATCGTGGCGAGAGGGAGATCTTCATCAGCGAACCACTCTGGTGGCTCAACACCTTTGATGGGCGTAAAAACAGGTTCATCTTTGTTCAGGGCTCGCTTGCCGGGGTTTCCGGCCAGCGCCTTGCGCGCCGTTGGCTTGGGGCGACGCCCGGAACGCCCCGCCGTTCCAGCCATATGCGGCACTCCTGGTTAAATTTCATTTTTCGCGGGTATAAAAAAACGATGGGGCGGGCAGTCCGGAAGACGTCAGGCCGCAGGGATTTGACCCGCCCCTCCCCTCAAGCAGTTGAGAATTATTATCACTTCAACCGTTCACGGGCCGTCTTCGCCTTATGACACGGCCAGCACAGACTCTGCAGATTACGGTCGGCATCAGTGCCGCCATGCGCTTTAGGAATGATGTGGTCAACGGTTTTCGCCTCGCGCACCACACCGGCACGCAAACACAACTGACACAGGCCTTTGTCACGCTTCAGCACACGCGCGCGGATAACGTCCCACTTCGAACCATAACCGCGCTGATGACGGGATTGTCCTGGCTTGTATTGCTTCCAGCCTTCGCCTTTGTGTTGCTTGCAATAACCTGACGGGTCTGTGGTTGTCGATCGGCAGCCGCGAACACGGCAGGCTTTTGGTGTTCGTGGTGGCATTGAAATATTCTCTCTGATACTGCTCGCACGATATGCATAAAAACCTCCAACAGGCGGTTTATGTGTAGACGTATCTCAGTACTTAAATAAGAATTTGCTATTACTTTGAAATTGAGATGGTGTGGTTGCAATCGGACTAGATGTCGCAGCTATCTCTTCAAGTAACTCAGCTTTCCAGACATGCCCTAGTTGCAAAGATTCACTATGCGACACTTTGTATTCTGCAGCACTAACGACTTGTTCTAAGAAAAGATCACTGTTTAGCATTTGCATACTTGCATAAACGCCAAGGAAATGAATTTTCATTCCCATATCCATGATCATATTCCCTTCTTTTGTAAGATAACCACTGTGCGTGACATAGAATGCCGGAGAGCCTGACATTCCAGGGAAAGCAGAAATATCGACAACTATTAATTTCTTCCCATCGAAATCGATATCTGGCTCACTCGCTAAGCTTCCTGTTTTCCATATTGGAAGGTAGTGAGTCGTGTCATGATAACCATGAGGATATCCAATCATTACAACAGGAGATGAGGGGTTTATCTGGACATTAGGCAGTGTCGTTGTTTTTGAGACTACTTTTACTCCTGTGTTTACAAACAACTCTTGAGGCAAAGGCATCAAGATAATGTCTGCCTCTTTATCTGTGGGGTGCTCCAACCACAGCGGTGAACCATCTTTAAACAGAGGCATCGTATGTTTGAATAGTTTTCCGGTTTTATCTCTCAGCTGAATATCAATACTATCGCCTATAAATGGCTTTACACCCCTTTCGGATGGGCTGATTCCAGTTATTACATGATAGTTAGTTGCAAGGAAAATGAAACCATTGCTATGTTGATAAAAGAACCCAGTACCTAACGACTTTGACTCTCCATTAGACCTCAAAATTACTAAAGTAGTTACCAGAGATAGCGGCTGTACGTTTTGCATAAAATTCATCCAACATGAACTTCGATATAGGTTGTAAAAGCATACAATCATTCCAGAAAATTCTTAACCAACTATTTCCGATATATGAATCGCCAATTCCGATCTAGCTATATAACCTCACTTTTCAGCAGAGTTTTTCTCCGAAAGCAGGTGCTCACTCTTTCTAATGTCTAACTTATCCCTATTACAAGACGCCAGCGCCGACAACAGGCTTACGTTCAAATCCAGGCTCCCACTCCATGTCAGCGGGTCGGGGATAGCTGGTTGCGGAGTTTCAGCGGTCAGATTCGCTAGTAGTGGTACCGCCGAAACTGGTACGTAAACTGTCCGCGTACCGGCGCAGCCGTTCAGCTGCACGAGCAGGAACAGGACGGGCAGCGCAATCATCATTCGCAAAAGCCATTTTGATATCAGCCTGGGTTCTCTGTGACTCCAGTGCGATCTGCTGTTTTGCATGCTGGTTAGCCTCCAGTACTGTATTGACGATTTGTAGTGATTGCAGGACGTTATTAGTAATGGCAGTTGCCGATTTGGCATTTTGTACAGCCTCATCAGCACGTTTCTTTTCGTGCTGATATTTGCTGTAGTAGTGGTTGGTTGACCAGATGAAAGAACAGACGACAGTTAAAAGGAAAGCAGCGATAATCAGCTTATAGCTCAACTTCATTTACCACCCCACCAGCCTCTTTAAACCTGGCAATCAGGTCACCGATTTTATGTTCATACTGACCATAACCAGCGCCCGGCAGTGAAGCCCAGATATTGCTGCAACGGTCGATTGCCTGACGGATATCACCGCGATCAATCATCGGTAAAGCGCCACGCTCTTTAATCTGCTGTAATGCCACGGAGTCCTGGCTTCTGGGAGAGAAGTCTTTCAGCCCTAGCTGCTTGCGGTAGGCATCCCACCAACGGGAAAGAAGCTGGTAACGTCCGGCTGCTGTTGATTTGAGTTTCGGGTTTAGCGTGACAAGTTTGCGAGGATGATCGGAGTAATCAGTAAACAGTTCACCACCGACAATGACATCATAACCGTGGTTACGTGTCGGTTGTCGCCCGTTATCCGTTCCTTCTGACCATGCAACCATATCCAGGAAAGCTTTACGCTGGGAATTTAGTGCCTGCATAAATTACTCCTTCGAGCTACCAAATTTGTTACCGATTACTCGCATTGCAGCCCCACGAATTGCATCGACACCAATCAGCCCAACACCGCCACCAATGGCAACAGAAAGAGATTTAGGCCATCCGACATACTCAAGAGCGGATGCAAAAGTCAGCGTCAGAGCACCACAGAGCAAAATCTCGAGCGTTTTTCGTTTCCAGCCACCACCACCGCCAAAATAGGCAATGCGCAAGCCAGCCATAACGATCGACATAATCACTGCGCCCAGCGGTGTGTCTCCACGCCACCAGCTCTGGAACAACTCCAGCCAGGTATTTGGGTTATGAGGCATTTGTAGTTATCTCTCACCTCGCTGATACAGCAGGTGCAAATTGAGGGAACATCATGTACAGCAAATTAGAAGCGGAAACGTCAAAGAAGCCGAACCAATGGATAACTGCGGAATAGACCAGGACCAACGAATCCCCAGCCCCAGAAACGACAAAACCCGCTCGACGGCGGGTTTAAGCTGTGTGGCGAAGTAACCACTCTTAACACGATACAATAATTTTTGCGTACGCGTTAGCGTTTTTGTAAGATTAACAAATAAATCGAAAAATCATAATCGGATGATTTCATGGCAAAATTAAATGCTAGCGAAAGACTCGTTACTCATCATAGTCTGACCATTGACACAAAGTTTAGAACCAAGGCAACACAAGAGGTAAAAGCCCAGTGTATATGTCCTGTTCCGGAAATGTACATGCTTGCCCCATTGATTGTTAAACAAAAGGGACTCGTTCATTCATATGATTCTGGGAATATTGTAGTTACTCTCCAAGATGTACAACTTTATCCTTTACTTCCAGATAACTCACCCACGCATATTGTCCTTCTTATTAATAGTGTTGATAAAAATGGAAGTACTACCGTTGTAAAAAATATAAATACTAATGAACGCGTTGAAATCCAACCAAAATATGAACAAGGTGAAGGCTATGAAGTTTCTACCTATGTTGTCATATCATTAAATGGAAATAAAAGAACCTATGATATGATTTGTACATCTACCCCAGGTGTATCTACGGCCCGGTTAAATAGTTTTTTAGACAAAATTCTCTTTGAAGTGGCGAAAGACAATGAAGACTTATTTACCGCAAAACATCCAACTAACGTTATTTCTGCAACATCAAAAAAAGAAGTAAAAATACGATACAAACCAATATTTGAATTTACAGGAATGTTAGACAAGGAGCTTTTTAATAAAATAAGCCAAAAAGGATTATCAGATGTCATATTAGTCAAGGATCAATTCGGAACAATTAATGCTCCTGATGTTAACTCACCTTACATTCCGACTGAAAGTACATTAAAATTACTTCCAAATCATGGTGACAATGTTATTGGATGGATTAAAAATGTAGCATCTCATTTCAATAAAAAAATGAATGGTGGTTATGATAAATTAAAGGTTAAATTCCAAGATCCTGAAACAAATAAACCAAGGCAGGTTGATTTCAAAACCTCAAACATCAATCTTAATAATTTAGAAAAAACATTTATTAAGAAAAGCATTATCGATAACTTTAATTCGCGCCTGAAGGATTCATATGTTAAAATTGAGCTAGAGTTTGTTGTGAAAATGATAGATTTGATGTGAGGTTATTATGCCAATACTTTCAGTTTTCTCTCATCTAGGCAAGCCGTTTGGATATCTTTTTATTAAAGGTATTAGCGGCAAAGCTGCATATGATTGGGTAGCACCAATTCTACTTACTTCTATCACAGCAGTACTTTTCATTCTATTAAAAATCCCTGTCAAAGATTTATTTGATGACAATGGTTTCATTAAATCAATCGTTTCATTTATCTCTAACCTACCAGGGTTTTATATTGCCGCTCTGGCCGCCATAGCAACTTTCAATAGAGCTGAGATTGATTTACCATTGATTAGCAATGAAAGAAATGCCTCTATTGAAATAAAAGTAACAAAAGAAAATGGAAAAGTAGTAAATTCAGAGGAGGTTCTGACCAGACGATTATTTCTTTGCATGCTATTCTCTTTTTTAACAGCATTAAGCATTGTTATAATAATACTTAATGCTATATTTTCACCATTAATCAATGTCTATCAAAACAGTTTTGTTTTAATGGTTTATACTGTTGTATTTACTTCCTCGTTTGGCAACTCTTAGTATCAACTTTCTTTGGATTATATTATCTCGGAAACAGAATTCATATGAATTATTAAGCCCTACAGGGGCTTAATAATCAACAAAATACCTTCAATCACTCCTATTGCTGCTTGAAGTTGTTTTCTGATTGACCCGTCAGAGCATTTCCGTTTCTTTGCTATTGAACGGAGTGAAATACCGATAACAAAGTGAGCAATGATCAGTTCATATTCTTCTGGCTTATATTTCCGCATTCGCGCAACACAGCTGTCAATCATGATTCCTTCATCATCATCGCATTGTTGGCGTGTTTTCTTTCCATGAGGTAGTAAACCTTTAAACCCTGCAGCAACAGGCTGCCAGTCCACACCACTGTTATCTGCTGCAGCCCATGCTCCCCAGCGGTCCAATACTTCATACATATCACGCATCAACCTTCTCCACAAAATCAGGCCAGCACGCCAATTGCCAGCGCACGATCGATAAAACGAAATATCAGCTCCATCTGGGAGCCATACTTCTCTTCAAATACCACGGTATCCGCATGCAGCTCGTCATGATGCTTTCTGCACAAAGGCAACACAAAAAGGTCATGCGCTTTTGTTCCCATTCCACCCTGACCGTAACCTATCAGGTGGTGGGGATCATCAGCGGGCTTTCCACAACATGCACACGGCTGTGTCTTAACCCAGCGCGTGTACTTTTCATTAACCCAGCGGCGACGTTTTGGGCGTAACATAAAAGACTCCGGCGACTCCGGATCCACTTTCAGCGCCAGCACCTTTTTCGCCTTATCCTGGATGATGCTGGTGGCAGGAACCGAAGGCACAAGGTCACTTTCCCGGGTGACAGACGGCACAACAGGCTTTGATAATCTCAGTGCCTTACGGGCTGCACTTTCCGGTAAGGCATCCGCCAGGTCATTACGAATCAGCCACCAGCACAGTTCCGGCATTGTCACAACGTGACTATCATCAAAACCGAGATCCCGACGCACAACAGACAACACCCAGCGGGCACAGTTATCCGTTGCCATTGATTCCAGCCGTTCCGTGAACTGATCGCGCAGCTGGTTATCACAGTGCCAGCACAGACGGATTGCGCCCGGAGCGTGTCGCATTGTGGTCATGTTCTCGCTGTGCCAGTCGGAATGAGGCCACTGGCAGCCTTTTTCACGAAGTAACCAGCTTTCAAGACATTCCACGCCACCAGCACGACGGATCACTGCCTCATTGCGGAACACGGCCCGAACAGCAGGATCATCCGCCAGCGGTTGTGATGCCGCGGGAACGGCACCACTGGCGAAAGATGAATAACGTTCCGGCTCAGGCTCCAGCAGTACACGCCCCTGCATAAACAGGGGCATCAGCTCTGAACCTGGTCTGAACAATACGATCCCCATACGCGGGGCTATTTCAGGGGTCAGTAGCGCTCTCACGGTCACCTCAATGAACGGTATCGAGCAGCTTTAACAGCTCAGGGAATCGGGATTCGAAGAAATGCGGCTGCGTCTCACGCGGATTTGCCGGACTGGTGATGTTCTTGCCGAACATGCAGCCTTTCGCCGTCAGCGACCAGAATTTTTTGATGTTGTTAATCGCTGTACGGCTGTATCGTTCGCGCTGTTCGACGATCCCCAGCTTCACCATCTGGTGATATGCCTGATTAGCCGTCAGGCGGATACCATACTGCTTCAGCAGTGCACTCAGTGACAGCGTGGGGCGGCTTGAGCCATCAGGCGCATCAGCAGGAGCATCAATGGCATAGCGCGGTGCCAGATTCGGTAAGCCAACAGCCTCCTGGAGTTTCTGACAGGCACCAAGCACTGAAGAGTTAGACAGATTTAACTCCCGGCGCATAAAGTCCAGCAGGATCACGCCAGCCTGCATCTTGTCAGCAGCCTGTCCGGATAACTTTTCCGGCGCGCTGGTTACCATATCGAAAGTACGGATCACCTTCAGATGGAATGACGGGCTGATCCACATTGCATAGGCATACACCAGTTCCTTACAGACATACGTTCCCCGTTCATTTCCCCCATGAATCACACTCACCGGGTCAACACCCAAATTCTGGGTGTTGGTCAATTCATGAACAAGCTCAACAGTTTGTTGGCTGGAAAGAAACTTTCCTGGCTCCTTGGTTCTGGCATTTGCACCAGATGCTACTGCTGCGCGATGCAGATCGTTCAGGCTGTAACGCCCATAAGCATCACGACGAACTTCAATACCATCAATAACCATCAGATTATTCATACTTCGTTTCTCCTCTTAATCAGGCGGCTGCACCCGCCGGTTTCTCATACTTACTGATAGTGATCTCGACCTTCCCTTCCGGGATAACCGGTCCCCACTCCACCAGCATTCTTTTCACCTGTCTGTCGTCTTCCCACACACCCGCGTGGGTCAGGGCGTCAAACAGCGCCTTGTTATAGTTGTCCAGATCGCGGATCCGGTTATCCGGAGGAAACAACACGATCTCCACTGAAGCAGGTGCCGACGTTGGTTTCGGCAGACGACGTAACTGCTCAACTATTGCTGCGCATGCCGCGCTCTGGAATTTGCGCCCCGCTGCGCTTATCAGACTCTTACCAGCAAACGCCCCTTTGTTGGGGTGTCGCCAGTACGTGTTCACGCTGGGCGGGAAAGGCAGGATCAGCTTCATACTTTCAGGCCCCTCTCATGTAACCAGTGGGCTGCACGCAGTCTGGCGTTTTCCTCACCGGCAAGCAGTGCGCGGATAATCCCGGCTGCCTCGCTGTCGTCGTCCTTCACTGTGGTATGAAGCGTGATCCCCCGGGCCACGCCACGCTTTATCGTGATGACGCCTTTTTTCTCCAGTGCGCGAAGATGCTCCACCGCTGCATTCACCGAACGGTATCCCAGCATGGTTGCCACCTCCTGATTGGTTGGCGGGAAGCCACGTTCTTTCTGATAAGAAATCAGCATATCCAGCACCTGCTGCTGGCATTGAGTTAACGTCGTCATTACGCCCCCACGTAATTCCCTGACAGATACCACTCATCACCCGATACAGCGCGCTTGCTGCTTTTCCGTAAACACTGCTCACGACGCGCCAGAAAATTGTTTCGTTCTGGCTGGGAGTGGCTTTCACGGAATGCCGCCATCCACACCGTTGCAGCACGATGGTATAAGCCCCTGGACTCCAGTTCTTCCGCCTAGCGGGTCAGGCACAAAATCACCCGGGGATCGTTAGTGCCGACATAGAAATTGCGCACAGGTCTGGTTTCACGAACTGGTTGCGGTTCCGCCTCCTGCGCTCTCTCAGTCAGGCGCGGGAAATGTCTGCGTGTATCCCCTTCGCAACGGTGAGCCACACGACCACTCTGACGTAACTTGCTTGCTGACTGCAGAACGCGCTGCCGTGAGTAACCTGCAAAAGCATCCGCAATGTCTCCGGAAGTACACCCCGGATGGGCTTCAATGTATTTCTGAACTTCATTCAAAAGACTCATGATCACCCCCTGAATCCTGCCGGGATCTGGCTGTAGTCCACGTTGTCGTAACTGGCTTTGAAGTACGGGTCTTCGCGTTTTTCGGTGTACGTGCTGACGGACGGCGATAAGCGCAGGGAAAGCTCATCCCATTTTTCCCGCAGCTTCGACGGGCTGAGCACGTTACGGCACCAGAACGGATCGCGGCTGACGCGGCTGTACATCTCGCAGATTTGTTTGTGAGTACGACCATCCTGCACACACATCAGGCGAATTTCGTTTGCCCAGGCTGTCCAGTTCGGTTCTTTGGGACGAACCACCTCGCCGTCACATTCGGCGGCTTGCTCGTACAGGGCGATGATTTTTTTCCAGAGCCACTGTGCGCAGGTCAAATCATCCTGCGTCCCCCACTGGCGCTTTTTAGGGCTGAATACAACCGCATCAGGATGGCGAGTTAAAAAATCCTGTTCAGCCTTCTGCGTGTCCGGTTGCGAAGCGTCCGGACGAGAAGTTTTTTTATCTGACGGATCATGTTTTGATTTTACTGACGGATCCCCGCCAGATTCTGACGGGTGAAAACCCGCTTTTTTGCCAGATTTCGACGCATCAAATTTTGACGGGTCAGATTTTGATGCGTCAGATTTTGACGGGTCAGAATCTGACAGTTGAGAAAAAGCCGCAGCCTGAAGCTTCGCAACGTTAAGCTGATAAACATTCGACGCATTGCGGTTACCCTGGCGACGCGCCTTACGCGTTAACCAGCCTTCTGCTTCCAGCCGTGCGATAGCCGTTCTGACGGTACTCATCCCCGCGCCAATCTGGCGGGCAATGGTTTCAATTGATGGCCAGCACACACCTTCGTCATTACTGAAATCAGCCAGGCGTGCCATAATTGCCACGCTGGATAATTTCATGCCTGACGCTGCGCAACCATCCCATACATAGCCGGTTAATTTAGTGCTCATGACCGACCTCTATTTCCCTGAATTTACGACGAAACTGTTCGAGCGGACTGAAGCATTCATGCTCATAGCCTTCGCGGAGGTAGATAACCCGTTGTGTTTCCGGCTCCCAACGAATGACTCTGACGGGTACTCCGTAGTGATCTTTGAACCAGCGGTTAACTTGTCGCAAAGGACTGTCTCCTTTTGCCGGTTAAAATCACCCACAGCCCACTCTGCAAAGCTGTGGGTTACAATTACCCTGCCACCTGGTACATTTACTGCATAGCAATACTCCACCTTCGCTTTTCCACCCGGTACAGGAAGCGCAATCAGTTGCGAGCGACGGTAGTGTGTTGTTAAACTATTCATGCGTTAGTTTCTCCACAGTCACGACACGCCACGGCGCCCGGAGCTGCACACTCGCGGGCGTCATTACTTTCTGAAATGCAAAAAATTTTGTAGACCAGTGCTGCATGCTCCTGCAGCTTCGAAATTGAGAGGTACAGCTCGTCGTTAATTGCTGTCTTCTCATGCGGTTCCACTACACCGTCTTCAATTGCTGAACGAATCTGTTTTGAATAACTGCCGATCTGTTCAATGACCTCCAGCAGGCGTTGGTTGATATCGGCGTTGTCCACATCCTCGACATCAGGAAGAGACACAAAGACGCCATTTGCAGACTGCGCCACAGCGTCAGCAATGAAGTGAGTTCCACCAGCACGTTGCAAAATCATTGCCCATCCCAGCGGGAAAATCTGATCGCCATCGGTACGAAGGCGGTTAAATAATGCGTTCTCTGTTACATCCAGCCAGTCAGCAGCTTCAGCGTAACCCCCCGGCAACGCTGTGATAGTTTTTCTGACAGCTTTCACGTACCACTCAGGCTGTTTTTCTACTTTCCAGTGATGCTTACCCACGGTTCACCTCCTGTTCCTGTGGTTTAAACCCATTCTGGTTTTGGCTAGATTGAAAACGTGCCGGATAAAGAATCTGCATTTCGCTGACTTCACCCTTAAAAAAATTGGCTAAACGTTCTGCAAGCTCGATAGATGGAATCTGCTCCAGCCTCTCAATACGACTCAACGTCGCTGGATTGACTTGAACACCCGCAGCAACATGCTGCAAAGTGAAACCATGCGTCTTACGCACATTTCGTAATGGTGATTGCATATAACCTCCAAATATTGCGCGTTATGCATGTTATTTCACGCAATTATTTTGCGCAAGTTGATTTGCTTATCACGCAATAAAGAAATGTAATAAACGCATGAACATAGGAAACCGAGTCAGACAACTTCGCCAAGCGAAGAACATGAAAATCGCCGATCTCGCTGAAGCAATAGGAGTAGATGCGGCGAACATCTCGCGCTTAGAAACGGGTAAGCAAAAACAATTTACCGAACAAACACTGAGTAATATTGCCAAGAGCTTAGGTGTTGATATTGCTGATCTCTTTACCTCTGCCCACAAAAGTAATACTGTATATAAAAACAGTAATAATGAGGATGTTGCGCAGGTGAAGGATGTGTTCCGTATTGAAATGCTGGATATCAGTGCCAGTGCGGGAAATGGCCTTATCCAGGGCGGTGATGTCATTGATGTGATTCATGCCATCGAATACAGAACTGATAATGCTGTATCAATGTTCGGCGGACGACCAGCCAATCACATCAAAGTTATCAACGTTCGTGGGGACAGTATGTGTCCAACCATTGAGCCAGGAGATCTCATCTTCGTTGATGTCAGCATCAATCAGTTTGATGGTGATGGTATATATGTCTTTGGTTTTGATGACAAAATATACGTTAAAAGACTTCAAATGATTCCTGACAAACTGCTGGTGATTTCTGATAACCAGATTTACCGTGAATGGGGAATTACTAGCGAAAACGAACACCGATTCATGGTCTTTGGAAAGGTCTTAATCAGTCAGTCGCAAACCCTTAAGAGACATAATTAACCTCAATATCCCATCCATCGGCCACCGAAAGGTGGCTTTTTAATACCTATAAATTTGCATACCTCGCAAATATTACTTGCATATCTCGCAATTTAATTTTATCTTTTGTTCCAGACCAACTACCGGATTACAACAAAATCTGGTTGCAACACGGTGCATGTGTCGTAAGCAGTCAGTAAATGTCAAAAACGAACAGGCAGGACGCCCACGAAGTAGCCGCCTGGGGCATATGAAGTCCAGGATGATTCGTTAGCAACAAAAAAGCGCCCTACAGGACGCTTAGCTCTTTAACAATCTGGTCCCCATCAACAAGTAACTGATAACTTGAGGAGATGTGAAATGCACAAAACAGAACCCAAAATCGTCGCGCCTGGCTACACAGATGAGGAAATTTATGAGTGGATGACAAAGAAGCTGGCAGCTATAAACCAGCTTCGTGAAGTGCTGTCTTATCGACAGGAAACAATAGACTCTTTAAAAAAACTGGATCAGGAAATCACGGTTTTATCACAGGATGTTACTTTAGATATTGTGCAGACAAATTAGGATCCCATTCATTTTCGTCAAAATCATCAAAGTGATGAATTTGTGATCTCCAGTCTCGATAATCTAAAAATTTCTGGGCGGTTACGCTTATTTTATCAAGTGTGAGTTCATCCTGAATTGAAAGAAGAAGTTCATCAAATTTCATCTCATTAATCTGTTTTGGCATCCAGTGATGCTTCATCAGAATAAGGTGAACCAGAGCCTTTTTCCCATTCAACTGATTATAGGGAGTGCCGAATTTCTTCCGGTGCTCATGTAAGACAAGGTCCAAAAGAGTAAGTAATGTTGCCCTTGATTCAACTTTGCTTATTTCGACTGATGACACTACCCCACTGATTTCAATGCCCCGATACTTTCCAACATTTTCACAGTGGGATTTGTACAGCGTATAGATATTACCGGACATTTCTTTTCCTTTTGCGTTGTTGGGGATAACCAGATTAACCGAATCCTTGTTGTTGGGGAATAACTAGGTCCACCTCGCCTGATGTGGCTAAAAGCAGGCACATAACAGCTAAGTATTTTCAACCAGAGAGAATCCTTAGCGTTGTGGTGAATGCGGCTCAGCGCACGCGGGTTAAGGTTGAGGCTGACAGTCGACCTTCTGTGGATACCCACCCGCCTGGTGTGCAACCTTCGCCAGGCACCGGGAGGCACCCGGCACCACAACTTTATGCTGTGTGTAGTCTTGGCGGTACCAGCTTGTACCCTTGCTTCCGGCTGGTACCGTCCTTTTTACAAAACAGAGAAGAGCATCACCGGACGACGGGCTCATAACCCAATCCATCCGGGCGGCAGTCACCGCAGGTGTTCTTCTCTGTTTTGTGGAGAAACTAACCGACCTTGCAGGGTCGATATGATGAGGAGCAGCAAAATGGCTAGCGAACGCAGTACTGATGTGCAGGCATTTATCGGGGAGCTGGACGGCGGCGTATTTGAAACCAAAATCGGCGCAGTTCTCAGTGAAGTCGCTTCCGGTGTGATGAACACGAAAACCAAAGGTAAGGTCTCGCTCAACCTGGAAATCGAACCGTTTGATGAGAACCGAGTGAAAATCAAACACAAACTCTCATATGTTCGCCCGACTAACCGCGGGAAAATTTCCGAAGAAGACACCACCGAAACGCCGATGTATGTCAATCGCGGTGGTCGCCTGACTATTCTGCAGGAAGACCAGGGACAGTTACTGACTCTTGCCGGTGAACCTGACGGAAAACTCCGCGCAGCAGGTCGTTAATATCGTTTTTAATTAACTGATTATTTATCTCATCACTGAATATCTTTATATAGTGAGGACTTATTATGTCTCAGAACTTAGACGCAACCGCAATTAATCAAATCCATGCCCTTATTTCTGCTCAGGGTGTTAATGAAATTATCAGTAAGATTGGTGCCGATGCTGTGGCATTGCCTGAGAATTTCCGCATTCATGATCTGGAAAAATTTAATTTAAATCGCTTCCGTTTCCGTGGTGCGCTTTCCACTGCCAGTATCGATGACTTTACCCGTTATTCTAAAGATCTTGCAGATGAAGGCACCCGCTGCTTTATCGATGCTGATAATATGCGTGCCGTCAGTGTGCTTAACCTGGGTACTATTGATGAACCAGGTCACGCAGATAACACCGCCACACTCAAACTGAAAAAGACAGCACCGTTCTCTGCTCTGTTGTCTGTTAACGGCGAGCGTAACTCCCAGAAGTCACTGGCAGAATGGATTGAAGACTGGGCCGACTATCTTGTGGGCTTTGATGCTAATGGTGACGCTATTCAGGCAACAAAAGCGGCTGCGGCTGTCCGTAAAATCACGATTGAAGCAAACCAGACCGCTGATTTTGAAGATAATGACTTCAGTGGCAAACGCTCCCTGATGGAGTCTGTCGAAGCGAAGACCAAAGACATTATGCCAGTGGCATTTGAATTTAAATGCGTTCCGTTTGAAGGTCTGAAAGAACGTCCGTTTAAATTACGCCTCAGTATTATCACTGGCGATCGTCCTGTACTGGTTCTGCGCATTATTCAGCTGGAGGCGGTGCAGGAAGAAATGGCTAACGAATTTCGTGATCTGCTTGTTGAGAAATTCAAGGACAGCAAAGTAGAAACCTTTATTGGTACTTTCACCGCCTGATTTCATTACTGCAAATGCCCCTGCGGGGGCATTTATGGAAACGTAATTTACTCAATAATCGCCGGATGGTGAGGGATTCTTTTTGCCAGAATTCAGCGCGGTGCAGCGCATATACGTGGAGAACAAAATGTCATTTATTAAAACTTTTTCCGGGAAGCATTTTTATTATGACAGGATAAATAAAGACGACATCGATATTAACGATATCGCGGTTTCCCTTTCAAATATCTGTCGCTTTGCCGGTCATCTTTCGCACTTCTACAGCGTCGCCCAACATGCGGTTCTTTGCAGCCAGCTGGTGCCGCAGGAATTTGCTTTTGAAGCGTTAATGCATGATGCAACAGAAGCGTATTGCCAGGACATTCCCGCACCACTGAAACGCCTTCTTCCTGACTATAAACAAATGGAAGAAAAAATAGACGCCGTAATCCGTGAGAAATACGGGTTACCCCCAGTTATGAGTACGCCCGTGAAATATGCCGATCTCATCATGCTGGCAACCGAACGCCGCGATCTCGGGCTTGATGATGGCTCTTTCTGGCCTGTACTGGAAGGTATCCCGGCAACAGAGATGTTCAACGTGATTCCACTGGCACCGGGCCATGCCTACGGGATGTTTATGGAACGCTTTAACGAGTTATCGGAGTTACGCAAATGCGCATGAATGTTTTCGAAATGGAAGGGTTTCTTCGTGGGAGATGTGTACCGCGAGATCTGAAAGTAAATGAAACAGATGCTGAATACCTGGTGCGTAAATTCGATGCGCTTGAAGCTAAATGTGCAGCACAGGAAAACAAAGTAATACCAGTGTCAACTGAACTGCCACCAGCAAATGAAAGTGTTTTGTTATTCGATGCTAACGGAGAAGGCTGGCTAATTGGCTGGCGTTCTCTCTGGTACACCTGGGGACAAAAAGAAACCGGAGAATGGCAGTGGACATTTCAGGTCGGGGACCTTGAAAACGTCAATATCACTCACTGGGCAGTAATGCCAAAAGCACCGGAGGCTGGAGCATAATGACCACTTTTACCGACAAAGAACTGATTAAAGAAATTAAAGAGCGTATCAGCAGCCTTGACGTGCGAGACGATATTGAGCGCCGTGCTTATGAAATCGCACTCCTATCTCTGGAAGTAGAACCAGATGAACGCGAAGCTTATGAATTATTCATGGAAAAGCGTTTCGGTGACTTAGTAGATCGTCGGAGAGCAAAAAACGGCGCTAACGAATACATGGCATGGGATATGACTCTCGGTTGGATCGTCTGGCAGCAACGAGCTGGTATCCATTTTTCAACAATGTCACAGCAAGAGGTGAAATAATGGAGCCATACAGCCTCACACTCGATGAGGCCTGTCATTTTCTCAAGATATCCAGACCGACTGCCATTAACTGGATACGCACAGGGCGTCTTCAGGCAACACGCAAAGATCCCACTAAGAATAAATCTCCTTACCTCACAACACGACAAGCCTGCATTGCGGCTCTTCAGTCTCCGCTGCATACTGTCCAGGTGAGCGCGGGTGATGGCATAACAGAGGAAAGAAAATGTCACTCTTCCGCAGAGGTGAAATATGGTACGCCAGTTTCACATTGCCGAACGGTAAAAGATTTAAACAGTCTCTTGGAACAAAGGACAAAAGGCAGGCGACAGAACTCCATGACAAGCTAAAGGCTGAAGCATGGCGGGTCAGCAAACTTGGTGAAATACCTGATATAACGTTCGAGGAAGCGTGTGTCAGGTGGCTTGAAGAGAAAGCACATAAAAAATCACTGGACGATGACAAAAGCCGGATCGGATTCTGGCTTCAACATTTCGCAGGAATGCAACTAAGAGACATTACTGAATCAAAAATTTATTCAGCAATGCAGAAAATGACGAACCGGCGTCATGAGGAAAACTGGAAACTCAGGGCAGAAGCATGCAGAAAAAAAGGGAAACCTGTTCCAGAATACACGCCAAAACCAGCGTCCGTTGCAACGAAGGCTATGCATCTTTCATTTATAAAGGCCCTACTAAGAGCCGCAGAGCGTGAATGGAAAATGCTGGATAAGGCACCAATTATTAAAGTGCCCCAACCAAAGAATAAACGGATCCGCTGGCTGGAGCCCCATGAAGCACAAAGACTGATTGATGAATGTCCGGAGCCATTAAAGTCTGTTGTTGAATTTGCACTGGCAACAGGCCTAAGACGCTCGAACATCATCAACCTTGAATGGCAACAAATAGATATGCAGCGCCGGGTGGCATGGATAAACCCGGAAGAGAGTAAATCAAACCGCGCAATTGGCGTTGCGCTGAATGATACTGCATGTCGCGTACTGAAAAAACAAATCGGGAATCATCACCGTTGGGTATTTGTGTACAAGGAAAGCTGTACCAAACCAGACGGAACGAAAGCGCCAACAGTAAGGAAGATGCGGTATGACGCAAACACAGCCTGGAAAGCGGCGCTGAGACGGGCTGGTATTGATGATTTCAGATTTCACGACTTGAGACACACCTGGGCAAGTTGGCTGGTTCAAGCCGGAGTCCCGTTGTCAGTGTTACAGGAAATGGGAGGCTGGGAGTCTATCGAAATGGTTCGTCGATATGCTCACCTTGCACCTAATCACCTTACCGAACACGCACGGCAAATAGACTCGATCCTGAACCCATCGGTCCCAAATTTGTCCCAGTCAAAAAATAAGGAAGGTACTAATGATGTGTAACTTATTGATTTAAATGGTGCCGATAATAGGAGTCGAACCTACGACCTTCGCATTACGAATGCGCTGCTCTACCAACTGAGCTATATCGGCCCTGAAAGGACATGTTCACGAACGTGAATCACGGTGGACAAGGTTAAAACTAACCGGGCGATGCGTCAATGGCCTTGTGAATCAAATGGCTACTTTTGCATCACCCGGTTTTATTTACGCACGAATGGTGTAATCACCAATGCCGATCCACTTGTAAGTGGTCAGTGCTTCCAGCCCCATTGGGCCACGCGCGTGGAGTTTTTGTGTGCTTACCGCCACTTCCGCACCCAGACCAAACTGGCCGCCGTCGGTAAAACGCGTAGAGGCGTTAACGTAAACAGCGGACGAATCCACTTCGTTAACAAAACGCTGGGCGTTGCGCATATCGCGGGTCAGGATCGCATCGGAGTGTTGTGTGCCGTGTTCACGAATATGGGCGATGGCATCGTCAAGATCGCTGACGATTTTAACGTTCAAATCTAATGACAGAAATTCATCGTCATACTCTTCGGCTTTAACCGCCACCACCTTCGCAGGGCCTGTCTGCAACTGCGCCAGCGCAGCTGCATCTGCGTGTAATGTCACGCCGCTTTCCGCCATTTGTTTGCTTAATGCGGGCAGGAAGCTATCGGCGATGTTTTTATTCACCAGCAACGTTTCTACCGTATTACATGTGCTCGGTCGCTGAGTTTTCGCGTTGACGATCACTTTTAATGCTTCAGCGATCTCTGCGCTTTCATCAACGTAAATATGGCATACGCCTATACCACCTGTGATCACCGGGATTGTCGACTGTTCGCGGCACAGTTTATGCAAACCAGCCCCGCCGCGCGGGATCAGCATGTCGATGTATTTATCCATACGCAGCATTTCACTGACCAGCGCACGGTCAGGATTATCAATCGCCTGCACGGCACCCGCCGGTAAGCCACAGGATTTCAAGGCGTCCTGAATCACCGCCACCGTTGCCGCGTTAGTGCGACAGGTTTCTTTGCCACCACGCAGGATCACCGCATTACCGGTTTTCAGGCACAGCGAAGCGACATCAACCGTCACGTTCGGGCGCGCTTCATAAATCACGCCAATCACCCCCAGCGGCACGCGACGACGCTCAAGACGCAGGCCGCTGTCCAGTACGCTGCCATCGATTACCTGCCCCACCGGATCGGCGAGGTTACACACCTGGCGCACATCATCGGCAATGCCTTTCAGCCGTGCGGGCGTCAGTGCCAGACGGTCAAGCATCGCTTCGCCAAGGCCATTGGCACGCGCGTCAGCAACATCCTGGGCGTTAGCGTTGAGGATGATTTCGCTTTGTGCTTCCAGTTCATCGGCGATTTTTTCCAGCACGCGATTTTTTTCGCGGCTGGAGAGTTGCGCTAATTTATACGAGGCTTGCTTCGCGGCAATGCCCATTTGTTCCAGCAT